TCAGAAGCTTCATCAGGTTTACGAGAATTTTTTGACAAACCAGAACCTTGGACAGTATACTTTTTTCTGATAATCTTTGAAAAGATAGAACCAGCTCCCATAAGAAGAGTGATCGCTAAAAAGATCTCAGGATAACAAGTATTATGAAGTAAGCCTTTTGACAAACTTGTCCAATAATCTCGTTGTAAGATAACTCGACCACGAATGTGATCAAAGTAATTTCGACATCTCACAAATCTACCAAGAAAGAATTCATATATAGATAGAATACTTCGAAAGAAACTGTATTTAACACACAATATACATATAAGATTGGTGATAGATAAAGTGTAATACAGATACTCTAAAAAAGAAACAAATCCAGTATAACCCGATTGAGGCACAAGACACAAAGTTGATGGTAACTTACAACAAGTACAAAGCTCCGAATTTTTCAACACTTCTGTAGAAGTGCTAATCTTGGATAAAATCCTGTTATGATTATCAATTGATTTATTGAACCACACAAGGAAATCAACAAGAGGAGCTTTATCAAGAATAATCTCGGTCTCAGCAAGATATGTACGCTTGGAACCACATTGTGGCTTGACAAGTTTGACAGTCCAGTCCCAATAATCAGGGTATTCACCAACGGTAGTTATTTTAGAACTATCGAGTGTGTTACTGGCACCTCGAAATTCTTCTTTAACTGTTGGAATTACAATAGCTGGAAAACGGCGTTGTGCTGCTGATGGGCATGAAAAATTTGCATGAGCATTCAGATTCTCAGTATTAGTTGTACCAATAACCATTTTGGCTCGAATAGGGGTTCGACCCTTATCTGCCAAAGCAGCTTGATCAGGAACATATGCAACTTGATTAATAACATGTAATAATTCCATAATAGATGGATCACCGTTAGGTGTTTTTGTTACATGTGCACAAGCTAAATCATCCATGATAATGCACCACTGTGAACTGGTAAAATTGTCCCAGAATTTAGCGTTAGCATTGTGTGTATGACGAAATGATGTATCAGTATCTAAACCAGAATATTTGCCAAAATGATAAAAAAGTAAGTCTTTAATTGATGATTTACCAATACCACTATCACCACTTACTAAAATTGAGTAAGGTAGTTCAGTGTCTTCGCGACATTTTCTCTTAGATAAAAGATCATTTTTCATCATTTGCAAATCATACATAATATTCGAAATATTTTTCTTGTCAAAAGGATCCATAGTAGATGAATATTTCATGATAATTTCAGAATGTTCAATAACATCATCAAGTTCAGAAAGATAAGAACTTTCTGTAAATCCAAAAGGAACGGGATCATTAATCTGAGTAGCTTGAATTTTCAATTTGCAGACTTTTTCATAAAACTCACCAAATTTAGAAGGTGTAGTTAAAAAAGAATTAATATCTCCAGTTTTGAAATAAGTCCAACCCTGTTGAACAATATAGCTGATAGTATCCATTATGGAATGGAAAAAATCAGGGCCCATATAAAACTTACGTTTAAGGGCAGCTTGTTCAAATTTGGAATACCCAAAAGTATCAAAAGTGATGCCTACTTTACCCAATAAGGATAGAGATAAACAATACATGATAAAACGATATATCTTTTGAAAAAGAGGTGAGGCTTTAATGTTTTCATAAGAATCAAGATAACCACGTAGAGAATCAAAGATGTTATTCTGTGGTGATAGGTCTTGAAAAAGATCATCAAAGTATGAAACTAAGTTGTCTTTTTTGTCAAGGATGTTAACACAAAGAGAACCATCAATGACACCTCGTACAAAACCAAGAACTGCCATAGTCAAGTCACTTTTGTCCTCAACTTTAGACAAATTATGCATAAAGAAGACAATATTCTCAACCATGGCAATCATAGCTTTCATATATTCAGAATCCTCAAGAGGACCAGATTGAATAACAAGATTATTAGTCAAGTGTGTTTTTAAAGCACACATGAATTTTTCATGTTTTGCAACTCCTTCTTTGTAACCAAACTCAAGAATATACAATTTACGCAAATCAGCAGAACCCTGTTCGACTTTACACAAAGATTTATGTGTATTATCAAGCAGTGTCAAAGGCTGAACACGATGAGCAAAGATCTTTGAGAAAAATCCTTGTGGGGTATATAAATTTTTACGATGTTGTTTTTGTTTTTGTTTATTCAATTTATTTTTGTTACGAGAAGAATGATAAATATTACGAAAAGTAACACGTTTTTTGATACGTAATTTGATAAGAGAGGGACAAAAAATATTTCTTTGAACAATTTCGCGGAGAAAGGGCAAATCAGGAAAATTAATACGAGAATTTCTTCGTAAAATTTTACTTCGATTCACTAAAAGCTCGTACATCAAGTTTTGTTTATGAAGTTGTACAACAAATGTTGGATCAATAACTTGTGAATTAGCAAGATAGTCATAAAAATTGACAATATCTTGAACAGACGTGGGGTTTGTTGAGAACAACAAACTGGTAGCCATACCTTCCAAGACACAGAAATAACTGTGTGTGGAACTTCGTAGAACTTTAGTACGCCAAGCGTTGGCAGCAATGTACGAAGGTACAAGCTCGGAGGCGTATTGTGGCATAATGAAAAATTTGGAAAAATCTTTCGGCATAAGCATATCATGGATCTTAAAGCAGATCTCAATTGGTAAGTCTTGTAATGTGCAAGCGTTATCTTGCACTCCATTTGGTAAGTTTGTAAAAGATTTCATTGTAATTCGATGTTTTAAAACCAGTGTTGTTTCTCCCGTGGAAGGATATATCTAGGATTCAAACCTTGATAAGTAAATTAAATTTCTTTCAGACATAAACATGGGTTCATTAATTCCACATAGCAGAGATGTTTTTCACGTGAAGAGCAACTGCTCCTGAGAGGTGTTAACGCAAAGTGCGAGTCACTTGCTTTAGTTATATGTCTTACTTAAAAAATAATTACATCAAATATCTTCATTGTGTAAAACAAAAGAAAGGAAGATATAAAATTTCTTCATATACTTTTTGTATTTTTTAAATAT